AGTCCTGACTGTAAGTGTTCCGTCCTAAGATTGTGCTGTAGAAATCATGGAAGTTCTGCCGCCCGCGGTCGTCCAGAGCCTTCAGGCGGCGCACCTTTAAGAGTCCCTTCCGCACGCCGTTGCTCATCTTGCTTTGGAATCGGTTCTCGAGGTACGTGTCGAGCCGCTTGAGGGACGGCGTACCGCTGCCGTGCCCGCAGATGGTAATGTCTCTTTCAGTCATTTCGCCTCCGCATCATACTGCTTCTTCAGGATGGCGACCGCCGCGCCGATCAGCGTATCCAGCGCCGCGAGGGTCGCGGTAATCTGCGCCGTATACGGAATCTCCCAGATGCTGCACACGGAAGAGATAAAAACGATGACCGGGGCGACGAGCAGGGCCGCAGTCTTCAGCCGGTCATAAGTCTTGTTGTCAATCATGCCTATACCTCCTTTTCCTCGGGCATCTTCAAGAGCTTCTGATAAAGTTCCGTGGCGACATCATTACCGCCGAGGTTATGATATGCCCGATATACCTTCTTCATGCTCTCTTTTGCGTAGATAGGGCAAAAACCATTGTCACTGTATCGGTTGTAGCTGTTGACGATGCTTTCCCGGAGAAGCGACTGGACACCCTCCGCGATAGCCTGGTTCTTTTCCTTCTCTTCGTTCAGCTGGTCGCGCATGAGTTTGAAAAAGTAAGAAAGCACTGCAAGGATGGCGGTAAAGAGCCATTCCGTCCAGTGCGCCGAGATAAATGAGATGATGTCCATGTGCTCCTCCAGTGATGTCATTACTCCTCTGCTGTCTCTTCCGTGCTGCTGTGGTCGTCCACGTACCATGATGCTGTTTTATAGAGAGTTGCCATCTGTATGCCTCCTTATGATGTGATGATCATCGCCGAAAAGGTAAAGGTCTTGCCCGCATCTGACGTAGCGAGGTATGCACGGAGACCTGCTGACGTGACGGCCCCGTCGCGCACGAGGGCGTTTGTGCCCGTGCCGCTGGTGATCTTAAAGTATTGTGGGTACAGGACAGGGATGCCCGTCGTTGCCATCGTCTGCCACCCCGATGACGATATTGAGTCCACTGTGAGAGTGCAATCGACGAGCATGAGCCGCAGAGACGGGTTGTACCTTACGCGGTTAGCCCCGACTGAAAAGCCGTCCGCCGGGCTCAGCGTGGCTGTGCTCCAGTCATCCGCGGGTTCAGCCGCCATGCGGGAGACTATCAGGTCCCCTCTGCCGTCCGTGGCGACGACTCGGGAGGCGGTAAGCGCGGACTGCCCTGACGCGGTCGGGACGAGCTTTTTATTGATAAATACGCCGCCTCCGTCATCATTGAGCCAAAGGTCAGCGGTGCTGTCCTCGCCGCCCTTTGCCATTATCTCGTTGGCGTCAATCTCGATATGCGCCGCGGTCGTCTCGCCGCCGATGGAAAGCGCAGGGCTGTTGTAGCTCGTGCTTTTGACATCGTTGCTTTTGGTCAGCACGACCGCCCCGGTCACCGTCCCGCCCGTCAACGGCAGGGCATTCTCTGCCGCCCCCTGTGCAGTAGCCGCCGCAGTAGCCGCATCCTCTGCTGTAGACTGTGCTGCAGCTGCTGCTGTCGCCGCATTGTCTGCCGTACCCTGTGCCGTCGCGGCGGCGGAAGCGGCTGCCTCTGCCGTAGATACCGCACTGGCTGCAGACGATGCAGCTGCGGACGCGGAGGACTGGGCCGCTTCTGCTGCTGCTGCTGCGGCGTCCGCTGCCTCGATGGCGTCTCCGATCTCTCCTTCGACATTGTCCACTCGGCTGTTCAGGTCCGGAATGTCCTGCGGTGTCATGGAGGCGTTCACGTCTGTGATCGTCGCCACTCCGCCGCTCTGCTGTATCACGGCCCCGTTCCCGAGGTCCGTTATCGTGACGCCTTCAGCGCCGCCCTGGATATACTGCGCCAGGTTGCTGATCTTGCCGAGAACTATGCCCGTGGAGGAGTCCCCCGCAAAGTGCGCGACCACGACCAGGTCACCGATCGCAGGCATCCAGTAGCGGCCGTTTGAAAGCGTCGGCAGCAGCTGCGTCGTGTTGTCCCCGCGGTCCGGGTATGTCACTGAGACCATGCCGTGCTGGTAGTCGATCGACGATACCCGGCCAACCCTCAGCTGGTCATCCATCCTGACTTACCTCGCTGAGAATCTCCGCCCGCTCATCATCAGACAGCCTCGTATACCCGAGGATTGCGACGACCGGATCTTCCCCCGCGGCCTGGCGGATCCGCAGCGCCTTCAGGATTATAGCCTTCTCGGCTTTACTCATTTCCCTCACCTCCGATCAGCGCAGCCAGCGCGAGGATGATCTCATTCTGCCCGGCTTTTAGGTCCGCGATGCTGGCTTCCGTGGACGCTTCCGGCGTGACCGCTTTTCCGTCACGGTAGAAAGTCCCGTCCCTGTACGCATCCCCGATCATGCAGGGGATGTTCGTGACGTCGACTGCGAGCGCGTCGTCTCCATATGTTGCCCGGGACAGGTAGCTCGCGTCCTCATAGTCGGCGCAGACCATCACATTTTTCACGATCCCTGCGTCGACCTGTGCGTATATCCTATGTGCTGCCATCTCAATACCCCCATCTGATCAGTACGATACCGGAGCCTCCGGCCCCGCCTTTGTCCATGTCGTATCCTGCGAGTGCGTCTCCGCCCCCGCCTCCGCCTCCTGTCCCTGCGGTCCCGGCTGCGCTGTGTGCGCCTCCTCCTCCGGACCCTCCGGATCCGCCGCCGAGATAGCTGGACCCGTCATAGGCCAGGCCGGCGGCTCCGCCTCCTGCGTAGATCGTGCCGGAGCTGCTCCCCCACGCGCGGGTCGTCGTCAGCTGCGAGTACGGAGTACCGCCGCCTGTCTCTGCGTATCCGGGTCCTGCTCCGTCCGAGTAGCCGTTATAATGCACGACATCCGTTTTCGACGTCGCGCTGGCAGACGTATACAGGTATCCTTTGCCTCCTCCTGTCGACCCGCCGCCCGGGACCATGTCCGCGACATATAGCCTCGTGCTGGTGCTGGCCGACTGGCTGTATGTCCCGCCTGCACCGCCGGCAGCGGATGCGAGGACAGTCCCGGAAGAATTTTTGACGCTGGACGTCCCGCCGGTCCCGCCGTTGTCGCCGACAGCTCCCGCGGACCCTCCGGCGCCCACAGTGATGGTAAGCGTAGATCCGGGCGTGACAGAGACCGAGCTGCGTGTGACCGTATACCCGCCGTTTCCACCGGATCCGGCATTGTAGCACCACTCATCTCTGCTGTTGTCTTTATGGCTGCCGCCTCCACCGCCGCCACCGCCGCCGACGCAGAATATGTCGATGGATGTCACGGTCGACGGGAGTGCCAGCGTGCCGGAGCTCGTGAAGGCCTTCAGGTCCCTGGCCGTCGTGGTCTTCCCGGTCACGGTCCTCGCAGTGCTGTAGATCGTTCCCAGCGAAGTGGTCAGGTACGTGAAGATCGTGAAGCTGTACGTCGTGCCCTGCGTGAGCCCCGTGATCGTGCAGGTGGAGCTGCCTCCGGCGGTCGTCGAGGATCCTGTCCCCTTGTATCCCAGAGTGCCATCTGATGTTGAGGTAGGAGCCGTGCTACCGGTCTTATACCTGATCATGACCCCGGAGTAGAGCCTGCTGTCGCTCGGCCATTTCCAGGTGCACGTCACGCTCTGGTAAGACGCTACGGTGACACTAAAAGACGTCACTCCTGACACAGTCAGGGCCCCGGTCAGCTTGCTCCCGTTGACCCATGCGGTCTTCCCCTTGTAGATATAAGCAGCTGTCGCGGTGGCGCTCGTCTGGGATGCGAGCGAGTTCGCCGTGACAGTCCCGGACCCGTTGTGGTACCCTTCCGGGACCGTGTATGACGCGCCGCAGTTGAGCGTCTTTGAAACCGCGCCCCGGTCCGTCATGGTCCCGGTGACCTTGCTCCCGTCGACGTACGCCGTCTTACTCTTGAGGATCTGCGCCGCCGTCGCGGTAGCATCAGACGTCGCCGTGCCGTCGATGTTTAATACGGTCTGTCCGGAGAGGATCTTTGCCGCAGTAGCTCCGTCAGCGGACGCGATCTGAGCCGCGGTAGCTGTGACTTCCGGATATCCGCTGGACGCGTTAGTGATATGCGCTCCGTTTGTCATGCGGAGCGAAAACTTACTCCCCGATTTGGCTACACTTTTGCAGGTCTCTGTCGAGGCTACGCTGGTCATCGTTCCGGTTCCGGCCTCATCATCGGTATCCGCGCCGACATAGGTCTTCCCCGCGAGGACCTGCGACGCCGTCGCATTCAGCTCATCGGAGGAAGTCCCTCCTCCGCCCGAGCCATGGAGTATCCCGTATCCCATAAGCTCCGCCCTCCTTATCCGCAGGTCCCGCCGACGACACTGAGGTACAGCGTCACGGTGGGCTGCGCCCATGCAGTAAAAGTGACTGTCCCTGCCCCGACGGTGACGGCCGGGTACAGCATGTTGAGCGCCTTCTTGGCCGCTTTCGCGTTCTCTGCCGTCATCGTAGACGGGTTTTTCAGGTAGAAGTCCAGCCGGCAGAACGAGTCCGCCGTAGCTTTGCTGCAGGCTTTTGTGCAGACATAGTTGGATCCGGACGCCGTCCAGTCGCTCGTGAGGATCGTGATGTCCTCCGGCGTGTTGTCTGCATGATAGTCGGCCCCCGTTATAAAGCCCGCGTCCTGCAGGGCCTGCACCTCTGTATCGAGCGCGTTTAGGTCATTCGCCAGCGCATAGACGTCGGAGGACGCCACTGTAAAAGTCAGGCTGCCGGCATTTGTCAGGCCGACATATGCCTCGATCACGTCGATACGCGGGGAATCAGCGTACGCCGGGATCCAGTCCGAAGAGGTCGCCGACGTTATGGCGAACAGGACCGCATCGGATGCAGACCCGCCCTCTTCGTACGCGAAGATACCGATTTCCGTCAGGTAGAACCCTGTCGTGATCCCCGCGTTTGAGACACTGGCCGCGATCCGGACCTGGGAATCCGTTGCGGAGACGCTGGACGGCGCCGTGCTCGTCTGCTGGGATCTCAGGGCGGTAAAAGCCGAGAGGTCCTCTGTCCCGTCATAGCTTCCGGACCCGGTCCTCATGCTGCTGAAGACCAGGCCCTTTCCATCGGCGGCAGCGGCCGCCGCGAGCGCAAGCCCCGCGTCCGTCACCACCATCGTTCTAAACTGTGCCATCTAGTCCCTCCTTTAGAGTATCGTCGTTATGACGGTCTGCACCGGCATGGCGAGGACCGCGACATCACCACTCTGGATCTCCGTCTGCCGCATGATCTCATCGAGCTCAGAGCGGGCATTCGAGACGGTCTCCAGCAGCTTCTGCAACTCCTCGACCTGCTCGGTCGTCAGGTCCTCCGAGATATAGATACGGAAGTGGAATGGATCCCCTCCGTACTCGAACCACTCTGACGCGGACCCGCTGGAAAAGACGTCCCTTACCATCCGGTTTACAGCGGCTTTGGTCCCGAGCTGCAGGAAATTGAGCATGGTGTTCGCGTAGTCTTTCCTGCGCGTCGCCTCGGAAGCGCTATCGTCGTAATAGGGGGATGCCTCTTCTGCCGCCAGCGCATCGATCACATCGATGTCCAGCCTAGACGTCCCGCTCACGACCTGCGATGCAGAGATCATGTCGAGGACCCGGCGCTGCGCGTTCAGATATGCGTAGGAGAGC